GGCGGCAACTGCCGTCGACCCAGAGCCGGATGCCGAAGATTCGGACCCGGAAACCATTGAGGAAAGTGACACGGAAATGTCCGATGCCCTTACGGCCGAGCCTGTCGAGGCAGCGGCTACTCCCGTCAACCCGTTCATCTACGCCGAGGCGAAGGCCGCGTTCGTGATGCCGTCGCCCGCGGAATACATCGCCGCCATGTACGGCGACCCGCTGAAGTTCGAGGCCATGAACGCAGGAATCGCGGCCGCAGCGCCCGACGTGACCACCACGGACACGCCCGGTGTCCTGCCGACCCCGATCCTCGCGCCGGTCTACAACAACTTCATCGGAATGCGCCCAGTGGTTGACGCCATTGGCGTTCGCGCCATGCCAGGTGGCGGCAAGGTGTTTATTCGCCCCGAAGTGACGACCCACACTTCGGTGGCCGTTCAGTCTGCCGAGAACGCCGCGCTTCAGTCCGGTACGTTCGTCGTGTCGTCGAACCAGGTGACGAAGGCCACCTACGGCGGATACGTCACCATCAGCGAGCAGGATCTTGACTGGACCGATCCGAACATCCTTTCGCTGGTGCTGGACGATATGGCGCGCATCTACGCGAACCAGACCGATGACGTGGCCGCCGATGCCCTCGTGGCCGGCGCAACCACGACCCGCGTCCTTTCGGCCGCGAATCTGTCGGATCCCGGTAAGTGGGTTGAGTGGGTCTACGGCGCATCGTCGACCATCCTCACGTCGAGTAACGGCAACCTGCCGACTCACCTCTTCGTGTCGCCCGACGTCTGGGCGAAGCTTGGCCAGCTTGTGGACACCGCTGGCCGTCCGCTCTTCCCGCAGGTTGGCCCGATGAACGCATACGGCGCGATGACGCCGGGCAGCGATTCGGCCGTTGCCTTCGGTCTGCGCGTTGTCGTCGATCGCAACTTCGCAAGCGGCACCGCGATTGTGGGCGACCCCTCCGGCTTCGAGATCTTCGAGCAGCAGAAGGGTGCCCTTTCGATCGACAACGTGGCGACCATTTCGCGCACGATCGCGTGGCGTGGTTACTTCGCCACCCTGTGCATTGACGCGGATAAGTTCGTCAAGCGCGTCGCAAGCTAGTCACCGACCGGACCTGAAGGGAGTCTGCACACATGGCCGTATTCACCGTCACACACACGCAGCGCGTGGACGGCTACGCCATTGTGCAGACTCTCGAAGGTACGGATATCGGCACTGGGCAAAGCATCACCGTTGCCGGAACTACTGGCTTCAATGCCACCTTCACAGTCCTTGAAGTTCCGACGTATTACTTCGAGGGCGTGGATGACCAGGGCGATTGGATATTCGACCCAGATCAGATCATCCCGAACCAACTGCTGGTGGCATCCGCCGGCGCGGACGTCGCTCGAGCTGCAATGTCGGGAACAGTCACGTTCACGGCTACATGTACGTGGGTCGACTCGGCATCGGTCATCGCATGGCTTGGCATTGCCAGCGCGACGGCAAATGACACCGCATTCATTACGAGCTGCACGAACGCCGCGAATCAGTGGGCGTACCGGCGTCGGCGCGAGGCCGGATACTTCGATTCACTGACGACCGTTCCCGGTTCCGATGTTTCTTTGGGGACGACGATGTATGCCGCCGTTCTCTACCGGGAGCGCGGCAGCGTTGATTCATTCGCATCATTCGAGGGCATGGGTGGCCCCACGCCATACGGTTCAAATGGGCAGATCAACCGTCTGCTCGGCATCAACCGTTCCCAGGTGGCGTAATGGCCTCCGGGATCTTCTACGCGGCCCAGCAGACGCTGGCGAGCTCACTGACAGCGCTAGGGCTCGCCGTGGTGACTGACGTGCGCAACGCCCGGCCCATGTCGGTCCTCATCAGCCCGCCCAGTTTCACCGCGTTCAACGACAACATCGCGGATATCTCATTCTCCGTGGTGATCCTCGCGGCGCCGCCGGGCAACCAGGACGCGCTGGATTATCTCGTGACCACGGCCGACACCGTCATGAATTCACCGATTTCGGTGCTATCAGGCGCCCCAGGTATGGCCGCCATTGGCGGGCAGGACGTCCCAACCTATGACCTAACCGTGCGAGTCTCCACGGCCCGCACAGAACCATAAGGAGCAACCGTGGCGACTACCACGTACCTTTCGAACCCGTACCAGGTGAGCGTGAACGCGGTTGACCTCACTGACAACTGTTCATCGGTGTCCCTCACCATCGGGCAGGACGCACTTGATTCCACCGCATTCGGGGCGACCGGTTACAGCATGGTCGGTGGCCTTCAGACTGTGAAGGGTACCCTCACGCTGTTCGCGGCCTACGGCGCGGGCGACGTCGAGGCCACCATCGCCGCCCAGGTGGGTCTGGGCACCACCACGATCCTCATTCAGAAGGGATCGACCATTTCGGCCACCAACCCGAAGTGGACGATTACCAACGCCATGATCGCTGACTACCCTATCGAAATGAAGGTCGGGGAGCTGCAGATCATGACCGTCAGCTTCGAGGGCGGGACGTGGGCGCGAGCGATCGCGTAATCACTGAAAAAAGGGGAAGCCGTGGCAGATGCAGATTCAGTCCAGGGGAGCATCAAGTTCCGAACGGACAAGGGCGAGTTCGTCGTTGCGATCGACACCATCAAGAACGCGATTGCGTTCGAACGTAAGTTCAACGTATCGGCCACGGTTCTCGCAGTTCAGCCGCGCATCGAGTGGCTGGCCTTCATGGCCTACGCAGCGGCAAAGGAAGAGGGTTTGCCAGTCGGGGATGATTTCGATGCGTTCGTGGGAACGCTGGAAGGCATCGAGGCCATGTCCGACGAAGATGAGGGAGAGGGCGTAAACCCTACGGACGGGGAACAGTAAGCCGGACACTTGCCCAGGTCCTTGTGGCCACCGGCTACTGGCCCCCGGAAGTCAGCATGACCATGCGGGACCTAAACACCATCATTGAGGTATTGCAGGAAGGTCGTGAGTAGTGCCCGCAGACGTGACAGTGAGTGTCGATATCAAAGACACGATCAGGGCACTTCGGCAGCTCGACAAAGAGGCCGCGAAGGAATTCCGCGACGGCATCAAAGAGGTAGTCGCGCCGATGATGACCGATGCAAAGGCGAACTACCCGGCAATGCCACTGTCAGGAATGGCAAGGGCATGGGCCGGGCGCTTCCCGTGGGCACAGGCGGCCGTGCAGCGCGGAGTCAAGGTCAAGACGTCCACCAGGCGCGGTGCATCAAGCGTCGTCTACATCACCCAGGCGACTCCGGCCGGGTCGATCTACGAAACCGCCGGCACCGGAAACACCTTCGGGCGCAATCTCCGGGCACGGAATCCGAAGGTTCTCTGGCCTGCCTACGATCGCCACGCGGCCCAGATTCAGAGCGGCGTTGAAATGACTGTCAAGAGGGCGGAACAGACCGTGAATGAGCTGGTGAAGTAATGGCCATCACCATTCCCATCCTCACCGATTTCAACGGCGGGGGAATCGACAAGGCAGTAGCGCAGTTTCAGAAGCTGGAAACGACTGGGCAGAAGGCCCATTTCGTACTTCGCAAAGCTGCTATTCCCGCCGGTATCGCCGTTGCCGCCGTGGGCGCCGCTGCGCTCGATGCCGCTAAAGCCGCCGCCGAGGATGCTGCAGCAGCTGACAAACTTGCGGGGCAGCTGAAGCGCACAGCAGGCGCAAGCGATGAAGCGGCGAAGGCCGCTGAAGGTTTCATCACGAAACTGTCGATGCAAGTGGGAGTAGCAGACGACGAACTACGCCCCGCGCTCGGCAAGCTCGCAACGGCGACCGGCGACGTCACGAAGGCCCAGGACCTGCTGGGGATCGCGCTGGACGTGTCCGCCCAGACTTCCAAGCCGCTCGATGCAGTTACGACAGGTCTGGCGAAGGCCTATGGCGGCAACCTCGGTGCCCTGAAGAAGCTGATTCCCGGGTTTGATGAGGGCATCATCAAGTCAAAAGATTTCGCAAAGGCGCAGGACGAGCTGGCGAAGCTGACTGGTGGCGCCGCGCAGGAATCAGCAAATACGGCGTCGGGGAAGTTTCGGACGCTGGGGATAACCCTTCAGGAGACAAAAGAGGCCGTGGGCGCCGCGCTGATGCCGGCGGTTCAGGCTTTCCTGCCGATCCTTCAACGCATGGCGCAGTTCGCCCAGGACAATTCCGGGGTGATGGTCATTCTCGCCGCCGTCGTGGGTGGATTGGGTGTCGCTATCCTTGCCGTGAACGCATATATGAAGCTCGCGGCCGCCGCTTCTGCAATCTGGACCGCCGCGCAGTGGCTACTGAACGCAGCGCTCGAGGCCAACCCACTGGGAATCATCATCACGATTCTTGCGGCCGTCGCCATCGCCATCTATACGGCGTACCAAAAGAGCGAGACATTCCGAAACATCGTCGACGCACTCGGC